GAACCCATACCTCGGGACGAAACTCCAAGCTTGGCACCTTCGTCTATGAGATTCTTTACAATTTTACCGTAGGGAGTATCCATAATCTTTGCTTCACCTATAAAGTTATTACCATCAGGATGTAATCCTGTGATCATATGGGATACTCTTTCTAAATTTACTGTGGGACCGTCTGGATGGCCGAGTTCACCAAACGCTCTATTCTTCTGGATATATTCTTTATTATATCTGGTTACTTCTTTCTCTAAAATAGAAAGGGGATATATTCTACCATTCCTATTTTTAACCTCGGCTTGTAAAAATGGACCACGTATTTTATAATTTTTCTTTCCTGTGGTCTCATCATCTTCAAAAAGATATTCAATATCTTCAATGGATTCAGATATAAGTTTCATTATTGTTATTCCTTTTCTACTTCAGCTGGGTGTCCTGTAATTCCTGTGTCATGGCCGGGTGAAACTTCCGGTGGCTGAAATGAATTCTGTGCAATATTTGTTTTATAGTTCATAACTTGTGCTTCTCTACGAGCTGCAATAGCAGCATCAAATGCCTTTTCGGCAGCTGCAAAATCACCGTCGCCTACTTTATTAATCATTCGTTTAATGTTTTTGGCCATTATAAGTTTCCTCTAATATTTATAAAATTTAAAAGTCTGGACTGGTATATTCTTGATCTTGGGATGATTGGAACTCATCTCCACCCGGAACCGTTCCACCATTCGGCCCGCCAGGCGCTCCCGGCATTCCAGGCATACCCATCATACCCACTGGTTCACCTGGTTCAGCACCAGCCTCTGGACCCATGACTCCTTTCTTCTTTTCGTCCTCAATCTGTTTATCAATCGCTTCAATTTCTGTATCAGATTGCTGAAGAATATAACGTCGGACATACTCTACTGAATAATAAGTACCCACAAACTCATTAACCGAATTGAGAGCATCAATTCTTTCTTTAAGAATCTCCATGTCTTTGAGTTCAAAGAAATGATTATCATCCTGAAAATCATAGATGATAAATTCTTTAATCTTATTCCAATCTTCGTCAGTTATAATGCCCTTTAAAATTAACTGAGTTCTAAGTAAGTCTTGGAAAAGTTCTGCGAATTTCTTACGGAGACGTTGAATAAACTTTCCAAACTTAATTTCATCTCGGGTAATCTCTGTTGATCGACCAAGATTAAAACCGCCTTCAGATTCCAAACGAGAAATAGGTATGTTAAGTGAGTTGTAAAGTTTCTTCTGAAAATACTTTACATCTTCCAATTCACCAAGATTCGTTGCACCCCCAAGAGTGCTGATTTCAGTACCTCGTCCACCCTCTCGACGAGGCAACCAAAAATCTTCAAGCATCGACATCTGATTCCTGTCATCTTTAACTTCACCCGTCTGTGCATCATATACTAACTTGTTACGATAACGAGTCATCACATCCTTGAGATATGCTTCTGCTTTCGGCTTGGGTAAATTACCTACGTCAATATAAAAGATTCGTCTTTCAGGTGCTCGTGAAATTCTATAGATGACTACAGAATCTTCAATCATTCTCAACTGGTTAGTTGGCTTGATTGCTTTCTGTAAGTGTCCGTAGACTTGATTCGTCGTAGGATTATAGATTCCAGATGTTACATACACTATTGCATCCGGAGAAATCTTAATACCTTCTCCCTGACCAGCTCCTGTAGAGGTTCCAAAAACAGGATAAACTCCTGCTTCATTATATAGGTACCATTCCTTAACCTTCTTAACTAAAGCAGGTGAATTAGGTACTGGCCTAGCCTTTTCTACTTCACGAATTTTTTTGATAAATTTAGGATCAATATAACGTACTTCTGTAATGCCTTTTCTTTTACTGCTTTCATCTATAAGTTTATGATAAAAAATTCTACCATCAACATACCATCGCCTAAAGATATCGTGACCTTTCTTTTTCCATTGAAGAAGGGTGAGGACTTCATCAAATTCCTCTACCATCTTTTTCTTAATGGACATAGAAAGGGGAACCCAATCTAAATTAACCTTTACAGAAACCTCAAGTTCATCCGCTGTGACAGCTTCATTCATAATATCTTCAATTGCCTGATCACATTCAGGATTTTCAGCGGTTGTTCTGTATTTGCGAATAAGGTCGTACTCATTGCGAGCCGCCTTATCATAGGACATATACTGACCAAAGAAACCAGCACCGCCGGCTATATCTAGTGTACCTTCCTCGTCGGAAGGAGCGACAAAGCTTTTAGCCTTGTCGCTCTCCTTCTTCTTTTTTACTTCCCATCCAAATAATTCTGCCATAGTATAACTATTTATATCGCTTCGATCTGCGATATTTTATCACTTTTAAAATTATTAACTGGTACCCAAACTACCACCTTCTCCCAAAGCAGCTGAAGTTCTACCAGAAGATGATGCTCCACCCCCTGATGCTGTCATATAGTTAAATCTGAAAGTACAAGTAAACTCTTCCAACGTGTCATTCGTATCAAATGCAAGATCAATCGCATCTAATGTCGTAGGCCACGTATCATACAGAGTATAAGTTCTAATTGTATTATCATTTCTATCCATCTGAGCAACTGTTACCAAACGGTATGCAGCTGAACCTTGAGCAGCTGAAGTAGTTGCACTACCAATGTCTTGCAAGTCATTCTGCCATGCTTCTAACGTACTGCGAATCCGATAACTCCTATCGTTCATAACTGTTACAGCCCATGGATCATATGTACGATCACCAGGAACATACACCATTCTTCCACGGAAAGGAATAGTTAATTCACCTATAGTCATTGCTGGTATCTGTGCAGAACGACATAGAAACTCAAAATCAGCACCTAATGCAGCAAAAGTTACCTTAAATTGATTAGGTCGAGCGCCGCCGCCTTGCAAAGAATTAACAAAACTAGTTACATTTGCCATTTTGTTTTATCTCCCTTTCTTAATATTAAGCCCGACCAACCACTTCGTCAAACGCCACACCAGTTCTGGTTGCAATGAATGTTAAAGTGATAAAGTTAATCGAACGAGCAGGTTTCACATAAATATCTGCACGAAATGCGTTCGCATCTATGACCTGACCTGTGTTATTTGTTGTATCGCAAACTACCAAGAAGTCTGTAATACCACGACGAGCCTGCACATCTCTCAGATAAGGATCTACCATGGATTTAAAACTGTCTCTGGTAAACTCATCATTGAACTCAAAGAGAATTGAACGAGCCGCAGCTGCACAAGCTTCTTCAATAGTGATGAACAATCGACGCACATTAATACGATTGAACGCACTCTGTTTTGCTAGAGCAGTCTTGTCTCCCCACAGTACTGTGCCTTCACCTGGGAATGTAACAATCGGATTTATACGAGCACGATAGAGAGTATCACGTTCTGTCTGAGTAGGATTAAAGGCCAACTCAATAGAACTTCTAATCTGACCACGTGTCAAACCACCAGGACTCCACCATGGATCTTCAATCGCATCTGTTGCTGCACAACAACCTGCAATATCACCATTGAGTGGTACCCAACGAAACACATCGTTAAACTTATCATACTGCTTTTTATAACCGCTATCAAATACTGCATAAGATGTGCTTGCCATAGTGTCAAAATATGCTGTAACTGCCGCAGCTTGAGCATTACCAACCGCCTTATTTACAACTGCATCTTTATATGGCGAAATGAAAACTACGCTATCTTTACGAGCATTCATTATATCAATTAAATGAGTAGGTACTACTATATCACTTGTACCGTCAACAGTTGCAGGTCCGGTCATCAGCAAATTAATATCTACTTGATCAGGATCTTTAAAGTAATCATAACCCAACTGACGTTGACCATTTGTAACCGTACTGCCGTCTGCACCACTCGCCAATGATTCTCCTCCTGGACTTGCAGACGTAGTTGCATATTTAGATGTAGAACTAACATTTGTACCCCAAGCCGTACCACTTCCAACTCCCGGATGATCCATCCAATAGACATACTGTGAATTATTATAAACAACATCTGGATAATAATTTGCATTACCTTCATCTGTTAATGCATCCGCAGCCTTTGATACCGCATCATAAGTTTCAAGTATTGTACCACGAACTCCTGTGATTTCACCATCTTCGTCAATAACAATAATGTGTAATTCATCAAACCCGAAAGGTGTTCCCGCACCAGTTGCTGGTACTCGATCAGTAACAAACTGAGAAGTTCCCGGAGCCTTATCAAACTGCTCATAGAACTCCCACCATAGACTCACTTTAGCACCAGTCGAAATAGCAGTAGCTTGAATGCCTGTAGCCGCAGTATTTGGATATCGTTCAACGGTAAGAACAGCACCGGCTTGCACAGTAACTTTATATTTTGCTCCTGCCGTATCACCAGCAATTGCAATAATACTACCAACAACAATACCAGTAGATGAAGTAACAGTAACCGATGTAGCACCTGCAACCAGACCACCGTTCAGTGTTGTTTTGGCATCGGTAAAAAATGCACTGACCTCAGAACCAACAGTAGTTACATCAGTATTCGCAGAACTACACCAAGCAACTTTTAAACTGTTACCCCATGCACCTGGAGTTCTTGCCGCAAATGAACCCAGACCAGTAGCTTCACCGCCACTGTATGGACCGTTTGTACCATCACCAACTTGATATGATGTGGTATTAGGAATAAGCGCTCCTGCACCAGCACCAGTAGAATTCAACATACTTGAAGTTTGAAACCGCACAACCCTTAAAGTATTGCTATACCCCAAGAAGTTAGCGGCCGTAAACCAATATTCAAAGTTAGTACCAGTCGGTTTACCAAACTGTTCTACCAATTCGTCTTCCGATCCAATAGTAATAACCTGATTCACATAACCCTTGGCTGCAACAATTCCAACAGCACCAATGCTTGTCGGCTCATTTTGTACCGTAGTGGTTAAGTCTTTTTCTTTTATTAATACACCTGCCGAAACTAAATCAGCCATTTTCTTTCTCCCCTATAGATATTCTTTATATTGATGTCCTAGGCCAGTCGCCCTCGCATCAATCTCTGTTCATAGGTATAACAAAAATTATTTCAATTCTTTCATAAGTTATTTATGATTTTGCGATTTTCTAATAACCAGACCGCACACTCATACTAAATAAAAATAGAAACTTAATGTGCGGAGTGGTCATTATGAAAACAGATGGTAGAGATAAGCGTAGACGTTGGTTAAAAAATCAACTAGCAAAATATACTTGTAACTGTGGAGAACATCAACCCCACAGATTAATGTTCTATCCCCATCATAAAAAAATTCGACACCTCAATTTACGATATGGATTAAAACATAACAAACGCTTGGAGATTGAAAATCTTATTATGGAGAGTTCTGTCTTATGTTGGAACTGTGCAGCTGATCAGAAAGAAGATTTAAGAATGTTTCCAGAGTTTTAATGCCACTGATCTTGTTCCATCCAATCTGGAACACCCTTTACAGGATTCCAAAAGTCTCCATCTTCATCTACAAATGGAGCATCTTCTACAAATGTGATTCCATCATCTATAAAACCAAACGGTGCCATATCGTGTTCTATAGACTCTTGTTGACTTTCAAATAGTCGTTTACGAATATCCTCATCAGTCAACTCTTTAAAATATTGTTGATTAGTAAGCCATGCAAAGAATACCAGACACATCATTAGATCATCAGACGCATCATCATCTGCTTCATAAGAAGAACCCTTCTGTACAAAATTAGACATCTCTACTACAATATCAAAATCATTAATCAAAAGTTTATCTGATTCTATCAAAGTTTTTAAGTTAGAACAACCTATCTTCTTTACTGCCTTAGTTGTTCTTACTCCCAAATCACTTGTTCCATCTCCAAAACCACCAGTCACTACTTGACCCAATCGTCCACGTGTCTGACACATAATGATATTATCATACTGTAAATCATGATGAAGGGCATCAGCAATTTGTCCTCCTATGTCATTAATCTCTACTAAAAGATATGCTTCATTA